GACGGGCACGTTGCCCCCGACGGGCAGGTCGAATTCTGCGCGACGGATCGCGGCCTCGCCATTGGCGTGCGGGAGTTGCTTGCGACGTTCGGCGTTAAAGCGGCGATTGTCGAGGGCCGGGCGACACTCTACGGGAAGGATTGCGGCCCGAAATACCGGGTCATGTTCTACATGGCGGGAGCGGCATCGTTGCCTCGCAAGGCGGTGAAATGCAAGAGTGGCACAAAGCAGCCGGGGCATTACCTGCGGTTCCAACCGGCCGGCACGGCAGACACAGTTTGCATTGAAGTAGAACACCCGTCGCATACGTTTCTGGCCGGCGAAGCCATGATACCGACGTGCAACAGCGAATTAGTTTCCCGTCGTCTGCCGGCGTTCATTCTCGGCAAGAATCCCGACACGTCGATCATCGCAACGTCGTATTCGGCGGACCTCGCCCAGCGCATGAACCGGGACGTGCAGCGGATCATCGACTCTCCGGCGTACCGGGGCATCTTCCCTGAAACGAAACTCTGGGGACGGAGCAACCGGGCCGGGATTCAGGGCACCTACGCACGCAACACCGACCTGTTCGAGATTGTCGGCAAGCGGGGCGGGTATCGTTCAGCCGGCGTGGGCGGCGGCATCACGGGCATGGGGTTCGACTTCGGGATCATCGACGACCCGACGAAAAACCGGGAGGATGCCGATTCCTACCGTCTGCGAGATGCGACGTATGAGTGGTACACGTCCACTTTCTACACCCGTCGCTCGTCGGGTGCCGGCATCCTGTTGACGACGACACGCTGGAACGAAGACGACTTGGCCGGGCGGCTGCTGAAACTGGCCGAGGCGGACCCGAAGGCGGATCAGTGGGAGGTGCTGCGGTTCCCGGCGATAGCGACGGACAACCCGGACCCGGCCGACTGGCGGCAACCGGGGGAAGCTCTCTGGCCCGAAAAGTTCCCGCTCGAGGAGTTGGAGAAGACCCGGGCCGCGTCGGAGTACGAATGGCACGCGCTGTATCAGCAAGACCCGCGACCGGAGGGCGGGTCGGAGTGGCACCCGGATCACTTCACCCACGGCGCGTTCTGGTTTGACGACTGGCCCGAGAAGCTGGTGGTCCGAACGCTGTTCCTCGACCCGTCGAAGGGTGCCCACGACAAGCAGGGCGACTACTCGGCTTACGTCCGGTACGGACGGGACGCGGCGGGCGTGGAGTACGTTGACGCGGACCTCCAGAGGCGTGGCGTGGATCAGATCGTGGCGGACGGGCTCGAACACGTCCGGCAGTGGCAGCCCGACGGGTTCGGCGTGGAGGGCAATGCGTTCCAGGACTTGCTGGCCCCGTTGTTCCGGGCACGGGCGGCCGAACTGCGGATCGACATGCCGAGCCTGCACCTGTTCACGAACACGGTCAACAAGCTGGTGCGCATACGCAGATTGACGGAGCCACTGACACAACGGAAGATGCGGTTCCGTCGCACCCGCGGGACGCAGCTGCTTGTCGAGCAGTTGCGACAGTTCCCGAACGCGGCGAACGACGACGGCCCGGACGCGCTCGAGGGTGCCCGGCGACTGGCTATCATGCTCAACAACAAACGGAATGCCCGGTGAGTAACAACGGGACGGCAACCGAATCGCAGACCCGCCGTGCGGCGATCCGTCAACTGCGCGAAGAGCAGGAGTTGCATCGTCTCCAGCGTGCCAAGTTGCGTGAGTCGTGGGACGGTACCGACACCATCGGCAACTACATCCAGACGCTGACTCAGGAGTTCATGAACTGGCAGCCGATCGGCGGCATCGGCACCCAGGGCCGACGGGCCGGGCGGAACTGGCCGGTCTACACCACCGAGGCACAACTCAAGCTGCTGCGGGAAGGCGCCCGGGCACTGACCGCCACCAACGGCTACGCCATCGGTCTGAAGGACGCGATCTGCTCCTACGTCGTGGGCACGGGGTTCAGTTACGCGGCGACGGTGAAGGACCAGGACGCGCACGGCGGGCTGGCGGACGCACTCCAAGAGATCGTGGACGGGTTCCTGTTGCGGAATCAGTGGGGCGGCAACGACTCCGGGGAAATCAAACTGCGGCACGCGGTCTTCGAGGAGGGCGAACAGCCGTCGCTTGAAGAGGAGTTTTTCTACCGGACCATGACGGACGGGGAGGTCTTTGCCGCATCGTTCCCGCACGACGACGGGACCACGGACATCCGGCTCGTGGAACCCGATCAAGTCACCCTGCCCCCGTCGGGCGTGGAATTCACGATTGACGGCGAGAAGCATGTTACGTCCGGCGACTTCGCGGAGTGGGGCTTCGGCATCTTCGCCGCGAAGAACGACGCGCAGAGACCGCTCGCGTATTGGGCACAGTGGGGCGACTCACGCTCCGACGGCGACGTGATCGGCCCCGACCGCATGTGTCATGTGCGGGTCAATTCGTGGCGGACCTCGAAGCGGGGCGTGCCGGACTTCGCGTTTGACACGCTGGACGCCTTGAAGCTGGCGAACAGTCTCCGGGGCAACATGGGCGAGGCGGCGGCCCAGCAGGCGAGCATCGTCGGCGTCCGTCAGCACGCCACGGGCACGCAAGACGAGATCCAATCGTTCAACGACTCGAAGGGCGACTACCAGCGGACCAACCCCAGCAACGGCAATCTGGAGTGGATCAGGAACGTCCTGCGGGGCCGGTGGGAAGACGTGCCGGAAGGATTGCAGTACGTCAAGGCCCCCGAGGCCACGAACGCGGCGGCGCACATCCAGGTATTGCAGGCGTTGCTCCGGGCCGCGGCCGTGCGATGGTGCGGCACCGAATGGCTGGCGTCCGGCGATTCCTCGAACAACAACTACGCATCCTCACTGGTGGCCAACAACCATTTCGTCATCGCGGTGAAGCGGCGTCAGAAGGCGTTGCGGTCGGCACTCGGGATGCTGGTGGCGCGAGCCGTGCGGCATTGGGTGCGGACTCACGGCGGGCTGACGGTCAAGGGCGTGCGGTACTCGCCGGAAGTCATCGACCAACTGGCGTCGATCAACGTGACTGTCCCGGCCCCGGAGTCGGCGGACCCGCTGGCGTTGGCGCAGCGGTTCGCCATCGAACGGCAGAACGGGGTGATCGACCCGATCACATGGGCCGAGAAGGTCGGGCACGATCCGGACCAGATCGCCCGGAACATGGCGAAGTGGAAGGAACTCAACCCCGGCGAGGGCGTGCCGCTGGCCGTACCGCCGGGCTTCGGAGGATAGACGCATGGCACTGGCCAACAACATCCCGGTATTCAACGAAGTTACCGGGGGGACCATCGGTCTGACGACGGCCACGCTGTCCGGCCCGACCGTGTCCGCACAACTGGCCCGGTTCTGCATGTCGGACGCGGCATCCACGGTCACGGTGAACATCGGTTGCGATTCGGCCGGCGTGGGAGGACTGGAGTTCACCGGCGGCGATGCCCCGATTCCGTTCCTCGTGGACAACCTGAACCGGATTTACATGAAGGCGAGCGGCAACGTGACCATCAATTTCACGGTGGAACGATGACCGTCTGCGCGACGATCTTCAATCGGTACTACCGGGCACCGAAGCGGGTGGTCACGGCATCCGGCCCCACCGTCATCGCCGACCTCAACTGGCTGACCGACTCCGGCATCCTGAACATGGTCGGCGCGCCGATCGAGAACGGGTTCTACGTCGGCACCTGGCCCTTCGCCACCGGCGGCACGGCAACCTCGGCACTGGCCATCGCGGCGGGTGCTGCGACTGGCCCTGTGTACCTGACGGCTGACGGTGTTGGCAACGACGGGACCGGCGATGCGGCCCTCACTCTGCCGTCCGCCGTGACCGTCCCGGCGAATACCGCGTGCGACATTTGGGTTTACACCTACTGGAGTGGTGCCGGTTACAACTACCTGCTCGGGCGGGTGTCGGGAACCGACTATGTAGCCCTCGACGACTCGCTTGGCGGGCAGGTCTGTAACAGTGCCGGCGGTCTCTCGTACTACGATGGATCGTATCCGGCGGCCGGGTGGCGACTACTGCGTGCCGGCCGGTCGGCGGCCGGATCATGGACGTTCGCTTGGACCGGCCGGTCGGAAGTGCCGGCGACTGATTCGGGTGCAGGGACCGGCCAACTTCGTTTCG